GGTTTAGGTGGCTGCTTCGGCTCTTTTTTTGCTTGAGGAGTACTTTTAAGCTTTTGTACGAGTTTATATGTCTCCACCGCTGCCAATGCAGGGTTTTTTTGACTTAGCTCTATCAACTCATTCATTCTAGCACCATGTTCTGCGCCAAAATAATGGATTAACTGTGGAACGGCATTTTCAGCATATGCAATCTGCGTAAATGCGTCTTGCGTAGCTGGATTAACCTTGCCTTGCAACTCAGCGGTAAAAGACATAAATTCCTCTTCCGCTTCTTGATAGTCTGGCACGTTTTGAACAAAATCAGCTTTCATAGCTTCATAGTTCTTAGCACGCTCCTGCATCATTCGCTCATATTGAGCTTGCATCTCGGCTTGTTTCTTTTCTTGTTCTAGCTTTGTGAATTTTTCTTTAGCCTTATATTCTGCTGCGGCCTCTAAAAATTCGTCATAGCTATCAAAATCATCAAGCTTTGGAGCTTCGGTGCTTTCCTCAGTTTTTTGTTGTTGAGCTGTAAACTCTTCTAATTGCTTTCTTGTTTCCTCGAAATTTTTTTGCATCTGCGCATAGGATTTTGTTTGCCTACGTATTTTTTGCTCTTGCGCTTCTAAACGCTTTTGAGCCTTCTCATACTTAGTTTCAACGCTTTCCTCTTCGACTTGCGTCTCTTGCGTAGGTGCTTCTTCATGACTTTCAGCGTCATTCGTGGTTGTTTCGGCCTCGGTATTTTCCGCGCCTTGTGTTTCCTCAACTGGTACTGGCTCGGCTTGCGCCTGTTCTTCACTCATTGCATTTCCTGTTCATTGAGCTGCGTAGATTGCTCAGGCTCTACGCTTACCTGAATAACCCCTGTTTCAACGGGATTAATCTCGCCAGCAGGTTGCACATTATCCATAACGATATCGAGTGCTCCTGCTAAATCCTCTATCTGCTCGGCAATCTTTGTCATTTCTGCCGCGCTATCAACATTTGTGTTTCTAATTTCAGCCATAATTTTAGCTATATCGGCTTGCGTCTTTTCTGCATCAATAGCTAGTTTTTGCTTTTCAAGCTCAAGTTTTTGAAGCTCTACCGTTTGTTCAAATCCTGCATTTTTAGCTTTATCCTGTAAAGCCGCGTCAAGGTTAACAATCTGTTCTTGCATTTGCTCCATTTGCTGCTGTGCTGCTTGCAAACGTGCGATATTCGGATCATCTGCAAAGAATAGCGGGTTCATTTGTGCAGCGATACGTTCTGCAATCTCTTCACTATATGGTAAGTCCATAGATTTAAACAGGATATCCCCTACAACTTCCATTAGCTCAGGGCGCGCAGCCAGTAGCTCCGTTATTTTATCCGCTGTTTCTTGACGCTGTGAAGAATAAGACGCACCAACATCAACAACCACGTCATACTTGCCTACCGCGATATCATAAATACCGTCATATTTTGCACCATCGGCTGGTGCTAAATCGCCGCCCTCTTGCTTAACATAAGGCTGGTTAAGTGGTACGTTTTGCTCTTTGCCGTCCTTGCCGATAATGCGCTTGATTTGCTCGCCCACATAAATTTTAGGAATAAGATCGACAAGAACCACGCCTACTTGCGTGATAGCAGTCGCTAAATTATCAACAAAATGGAACGTAGCGTTAGCCCCTGCTATCTGTCTATTTCTAACAGCAAGGCCGCTTATTTCGCTTGCAGCTTCTCCCATATTTGAAAGCGGGATGCCAAGCCCTAGCCTAATATCTTCCCTAGCTTCCATCGCCTCTTGCATCATAGCAGGGCTTCCCTGAATAGGTGGCGCTCTTGTAGGTGGCTCAACTCTCTGATCATTGTCATCATAAACAATGTCATACTCAAGAAATGGCAAGTTTTTCTTGTTCGCATTAGACCAGTGCTGCGGGTATGTAGCAAAAGAACCAACTGGAGCAATCCAAGGCGTTTTTGGCTGCAGCGCAATCATGCTTGTACTGCATGACTTCCAGTAGTTATACATACGCTGTGCGTCTTTAGCTTGCCTAATAAGAGAATGGAACTCTCTTTTACCGTCAATAACGCATTCTTCACCAACTACAGGAATAATAGGTAGATATTTACCCGCCCAGTCGTTTTTCTCTAGTATTTCCTTACCTGAAAGCAAGCATTGCTTAACGCTTGTGAACTCGGTTTCACGTTTTTGCAGAACTTCAACGACAATCCCGACTTCCTCTAGTGCGTCAATTTCTTCTTGCAGCAATACGCCCTGAATTTCTTTACCTTCTTTCTCATATCGGCATAGGAAAATATTTTTCTTTTCCCTTACCTTATAATAATATTCAGCAATTCTGATAGTGTCCTCAGTTTGCCACTGTGAACCCTTTTCAAAACCGTCTGTATCCGCATCAGGATAAAGGCGCTTAAACTCTTCTTTTTCAATGTCTTCAAATATAAATGCGTAATTTGCGTCAGAACCATCTAAACGCTGTGAATTAGGATCAAGGTATACGCTATCAAAGTTTAAAACACGCTCAATGCCTATCTCTTGATTAAAAGACATCTCATGCTCATAATCCACTGTAACACGTATCCAGCCTAGGCCAGCGCGGATAGCGTTATCCGCTGCCATGTCATAAGCATCATTAGCTTTTGACTGCCTTTCAATATTGCGAATAAGACCTGCCATAACCTCGGCTGTGTCTACATCTGCGCCGCTATCAACTGGTGTTACACGAATAGACGGACGTGTTTGGCGTATATCATTAATTATCTGGTGAGCGTATGGTAATAGCTGATTTAAAACCAGTGAAGGCTGACCGTCAATATCCCTAGCGCGTTTTGCATCTTCATCCCATTGGTTAATCCCGAGCACGAAGCGCTGGTCTTCCTCACCACAAAAATAATTGTCAGAATAATGACTTTCACATACTCCAAACCTACTGGTTGCTTCTTCTAAAAGCTCGTTATCATCCATATTCCTGTCAACTCTTTTTTTGTTTTTTTCATACTATTGTATTTATTTAATTAAATCAAGCACCCATCCATGAGCCGCTACTGTGGTGCTGTGGGTAATAATCATTTGGCTTTGGTTTTGGCTTTGGCTCGTTATGCTCAAGCGCATGTGCTAGGTATCTAAACGCATCCGCGCCGTGTGATGACCAGTCGTGCAGCTCTTTGTATAATTTTGTTTTTTCATCATATACGGTTTTAAAATGTTTGAGCGCTCTTATACCTTCTTTGCAATTGTCTTTATCTATATAGCATTCTTTAAGCAAAGACTTAACCAGCGCCACGCCTGATTGCTTACTTGACGTTTTTAAGACTTTGATATCATTTAAGCCCATCTCTTTAAGCTGCGAACGTATAGAGCCTTTCATGCCTAAACGCTCATGGCCTCCATCGTGGGGTAGGAAATGTTTTGCCTTTACATATCCGTTTTCTTTTATCCAGTCTGCATAATGATCTAAGTCTTCAAAACTATTTTCATAGTAATCTATAACACGAACTTGCAGCCCCACGATCTGCGCCACCCATATAGCCGTTGCATCGTTGCGCCCTAAGTCCCATGCTGTAATAATATCAACGCCTGATTTTTTAGGCGCTTCACATATACGCCCTTCGTTTTCCATTTCTGTAATAAGCTTTGCGTAGTAATGCCCCATAAAGGACTGATCGAAGCCGCCTAAATATATATGTTCAAAGTCATCTGCAAATTTGCGCTTGTCGCGTTCTATTTCATTAAGGGATTGCTCACCTAGAAACGGATTTTCATTATAATTCACATGAATAATAAGAACATCATCTTCACCGCGCATTTCACTGCAAAACTCTTCTATCGGATCATCTGGGAATTTGGGATTCCATGAGAATATCATTTGAGCACCATCCAAGCGCATAATAGTAGGACGTAGCGTTTTTAATGACTTTGAGCTCATGTTTTGCGCTTCTTCAAACCATGCGATTTTAAACCCTTCTAACGATTTTACACTATCGGCGGTTAGATCGCTCATGCCTTGGAAAAGGAATAAGCCGCCATCTTTTGCGTGCGTCTTTCTTATTTCGCTATCTACCGACTTGTAATAATCTTTAAGGCCAAAACGCCTTATTTTATCGTCAATAATTGTTTTTGAGGAGTGTTTGATAGATTTTTGAACTTCACGCAAGCAAAGGACTTTTAAATCCGCTTCACCTGCGCTTTCTTCTACAAGATATTCAGCAACGCCGTGCGACTTGCCTGACATCCTGCCGCCTTTAATAAAGATATACGAATATTCACGGTTTAACTTGAGCGTCCATTCCGCACATTCTGTATCAATCGTTATCTCTGGCATTCTTTACGGTTTTGTTTACATTGATTGTTAGCGGTGCGTTAGGGTCAAAGGAATGGTCTACCTTATCAGTGAATAATTTTAAGTGCTTGCCTAGCAGCTCATAACCTTTAAAAGCGCCTGTCACTTCAAATTTCCATTCACCAGTTGGTTTTCCATCGTCATCTAGTACAGGCGTGGCTTGTATACATCTTTCTACTAAATCCTGTATTCCATTGAGCACGTAATCTGCATCAATTTTTGTTCTTTCGCTACGCTCAGCCATCATAGACTGAATATATTCCTGTAAGTATGGTTTTGCTAAGTTTTCGCAAGCTATATCTTTTGCTGTTTTTTTTGAGTATCCTGCACGAATTGCCGCCTGTGTAGCATTTAAATCAATCAGGTACTCTTCACAAAAAGCTTTTTGTTTAGGTGTTAGTTTAACGGGCTTTTCCATACACACACTATACTCAAAAAAATAGCCACCCGTCAAGGGCAGCTATTAATATCTAAAGAACTTTTACATTCACATGCATATTACTGGCTATGTGTACCATTGTCAATGTGTTTATTGTTATCTCTCTCCCACATAATAGCCTGAATAATCGCGTGTAGCTCGGCGAGTTCCTCGGTTGGTAGTGGTTTGTAATAAGCTAAAAATTTACCATTATTAAAAGCAGGACACCCATATCCAAAAATAAATCCAGCGACATTTGTTAATACGTCCTTAGGGAATTCAAAACCTTCAGGCCGTACCTCCTTTAATGCATCGCGGCTACGGGTGTATTTAATATGTGGGCGTTTTCCCCTAATTCCTGACCAAGAGTAAAGAAGCTTATGCATTTCCATATCAATCTCGTCCAGTGCATCCGTGTCTTTTGGATCTACATTTTCTATCAGCTCCAGTATCTTCTTACCTTGTTCCATTATCATTCGCTCCTATAAGTCCTGCAATGTGCCTTAATAACCAATCATCAAACGTGTTGTATTTTTGCCATAGTTTCATAGCAGCACGTCCAGTCTTGAGCCGTATTTCTCGATTATAGCTTCCACAGCCTCTTTGCTTTCAAAATGCGGAAGCTCGAATTGTGATTGCACAAGCATATGATTACTTTTCACCCATTTAGCTAAATAGTAGCTGTAGTACAAATAGTACTTAAGCTGATTTTCGTCACCCCAATCAGGTTCTAGTAAAACACCCTCTTCTTGCCAAAGCTCATGTATCAGTTTTTTTCTATCGACTACTTTCTGCGCCTCTTCCTCGGTGCGGTAGACATCGCCGATTTCTAGACGGTATCTATCTATAGAGTATCTATCCCATCGCTCTCGCGAGACCTCCCCTCTTGGTAGAATATAAAAATATTCCTCTCCATTTTCAGGAACGTATTGCCTTGGTCGTGTCTTTTGCTCAACAACATTTGTTTTTTCCAGCTCGTCAATAGCCGCTTGTAGTAATTCTTTTATTTTATCCATTTTAAAATCTCCATTTTTCATGATATAGGCTTCCAAATATCTTTTAATTTTTCCCAATGTTTTTCTGCATATTTTTTAAACCTTATAGTCTCTTCTTCATTGATATGCTTAATGACACAAGGTTTGTATATTCCTTTTCGTTGTAACATTAAAAAAACCTCTGCGTAGTATCTACCAGCCTTCATGCCTTCTTCGTCTTCGCTTCTATTTTTAATATCCCATCTAAAGCATAAATTCATATCCACATCAGCATCCTCAAAGCAATCTAGAAACTCTGTCATTGTTTCATATACTTCACGTGCATCATTGCTGTAACAGTTTATATCGTTGCAATAATATGGATGATCTACAGCAAGATTACTTAATTCCTTTATTTTATCCATTGATCTAACCTTTCTACATTTTCACTTTCATAAATATTCTTTTCTTTTTCAATATCCTTGAGTACTTTCTGGCATTGTCTGTAACGTAGGTATGTTTCAAAATACCTAAATCCAATACAGCCTAGAAACGCCCCTATAAAACTAGAAATCATATTTTTCTCCTAAATATCCTATGATTAATCCCACTATAAACGCCGCCACCAGCGCTATTATATGCTCAACTATTAGCATCTCTTAGCCTTTGCTATTATCTTCTCAGCGTGTTCTATTCGCTGGTTAAAAGTCATATCTTTCGGATTAACTGTAAATAATTCCAAAGCCTCAAGCAATTCAGGTGCAGCAGCTATTAGGCAGGCGTTTCCCCAATCCCCATATTCACCACCTCCGTACAATGTAGCTATATTCACACTGCCGTCTTTAGTTCGGATGTCAATCCACCCATTACTTGATTCTGGCATTACCGCCTGCCAAGGCGCTGGCGTGTGTTTTTCTTGTGTCATATTTATTCTCCTTTAGCCTTTGCTATGGCTGATCGTCCAATTTTCCAAGTTTCATCTTGTCCAGCAGTTTTTGGATCAAGAGCCAAATCCAAAGCTTCAAGCAATTCGTCTCGGCTTTCTTGCATCGCTGCATGTTTCTTTAACAGCGCGTCAATCGTTTGCTTTTGGCTTTCTATCGTTTCGGATAACGCTAACGCTTTTGTCATTATGCTATATTCAATACTAGATAACCCTTCTATTATTACGGTTTTCTCACTCATTTAAATATTCCTTTCACTGCTTTTTTAAGTTTCTCTAAATCGTCAATAACGCCTTGTGGCGGCTCTGCCTTGCCATTACACCACTTACGAACGCTATCGGATCGAACATCCAAGAGCGCCGCCGCCCTTGGTATGGATAAATGACAGTCGTCTAAAAGTTGTTTGAAATCATCAGGTTGCATAATTAGTAACCCATTAATCAATAATAATTGTTTTTTCGTTTGGATAAGTAATTATAAATTCGCCATCTTCATCGACTTCACTACAAGAAATATAAACATTGACTTCATGGCCTTTTGCAAAGCCATCATTTTCTAAGGCTTCCGCATTAATGTCTTTAAACTCGGCAATCGCATCAGCGTAATTTTCAAAAGTTATTCCATCGTGATTTTCTTTAAAACCTTCATCGGTCAAAACCATTTGATTGAGTCCATTACTAAATGTGATTTGAATTTCGTAAGTTTTCATTTTTCTAATCCTTTCTGATTTCTTGGCTAGGGCTTATTCCCTTAACTGTTAAATACACTGTATTACATACCCTAAACCAAGTCAACAATAAATTTCAAAAAAAATAAAGCTCATACAGTAGCGTGTAAATTTTCTAGGCTATATACCCCCATAAGAAACTTTTTAAGGCACTCACACGCCCGCAAAATTGAAACTAGACCATACTGAGCTGTATATATAACCCTATATACAAATAACACAAAAACAAATCTATAGTTATGTAAAATCATAAAGAGAAAGAAAGATAAATAGATAAATAATATATTATGTAAATATATATAATAGATATATATATAATAATATTATAATAATATATATATTATTATAATTATATATCAATAAACACAATAAGCCCTTGATATAATTCTATATTATACAAATTATACCTTACATTATACGTTTTTAAGCTCTAAGTTATTGATTTTGTTCTACGTTATACATTTATACGTTTTTTACATCATTTTTCTTTTTTTCTATATGCTTTTTAAAACAGTTTTGTGTCAAAAAGCGTATAATTGTATATTATAGAACAAAAACAACAACTTAGGCGTATAATGTAAGGAAAAAAGCGTATATTTTGTATATTATAGAACAATATCAAAGGCTTACACTGGTTTCCTGACCTAAGTCCTTGTACATTTAATATAGCAAAAACAACCACTTAGCACAATAGGAATATATTAACAGATTAAAAAACTATCTATTACAAAAAAATGGATTTTGCCGCATCCGCATATTGCTGCATTTGTATCATCACATTTTCAGGCACTTGCGTCCGTCCATACTTCCAATTGCGCACAGTGTCATATCTGACATTTAAGAGATTAGCAGCCCCCCTAGTTGAGATGCCGCATTGTTTGATTAAAATGTTGAAGTTCATAGCGCGCCTTTACATGTAAAAATTAAAATCATAAGGGTTGGTCATTTGCTCTACATCAATAGGCATATTTCTAACCCATGTTAAATTATTGCACACAGCAATATGACGAATTGCGCGCTGTTCTTCTTTGGTAAATTCAACGCCATATTCAATAGTATTGACTTGAATAATCTTGTCATTACCTAAACCTTTTTGCATACGAACATTTGCTTTAACGCCCGCAATTTTAATGCGCTTGCGAATGTGAGAGGTCATTTCTTTGTGATTTAAGTTGTGCTTTGTCATTGTCTTGCCTTTCTTTTGCAATTTTGGCGGGGCTAATTCCCTCACCTCATGCAAGTATAATTACACAGTTCTGTGTAACGTGCAAGAAATTTTTTTATATTTTTAAAGAAAAAACCCCGCCAGTCGGAAGCGGGGTTTAATACTCAGTAAAGGAATTAAGTATATTCTACGCCTTTGCGATTTTATTTGCAATAGTTCCATTCACTGGATGTACAATTTCTATTTCTTTAAGTCTTTTTTCGTCTAATAATTTTTTAAGATACTTTTCCGCGTCTTCTCTTTTATATTTCTTAGACCTACACACACGCTGTAAAATGGTGCTTTTATTTTCACCTTCTCCAGCCGCTTCTAATATACGGTTGATAAGTGCGTTGCTTGTACCTTCTTCTATGTTGGTTTGAGCTAGGCTAATCTTTGTTTCCATGTCTTTTTTCATAAGCGCAAAAGCCCACCTAACATGTTCAGTGGTACGCACCCCCTCACCAACGGCTAATATAACACTGACTTTCGCCATAAGCTCATAAGAACGCCTGACAATAGCCTCAAGTCCTGTTTTTCCTTTGTGCTTTTCCGCTTCATCTTCTAGCCAGTCTGCCGCGTCTTCTAGCATTTCAATGGCTTCTGCTTGCGTTTTAACCTCTATTTTCTCACCGTGGTATTCAATACGCGGGGCTTTTTCATCTGAAAAGTAGCCACCATCATATACAGCTTGCAAGGCTTTCTTTATGTCATCTGGTAAACCGCCTTTGGGTTTTTTAAAGCCGCGCTTTCTTTTAGGATTGGTTTCTGTCTCTCTCATAATTAAACAGCGGCCTATAAAACCATTAGTGGCTTGCTCGGCTGTAACAATCTCGTCAAATGAAACGGGCGTTGTCATTCCCATCATTGAAAGGAAAGGACGCTGTAAACCAAGCTCAATTTCTGGCAAGGCTCGTTCTTCTATTGCCTTTTCCCTGCGCTCATAAAATCCGTTAGGGTCTTCGTTATTTTCTATCTTATCCCTGCACTGCATAAGCTCTTTTTTAAGCTCCATACGCACACTATCCTTTAAATCACCTGATACCAAAAAAGAACCGTCTGCTTT